ATCGACACAAGCAAGTGGTGGAAAATATCGATCTAAAAAAACCAGAACTAAAAATTATAATAAATTACATAAAAAGAAAATACATCGACCAAAGAAAATAAAGACTAGAAAAAATAAAAAATAACAACAAAAATAACAATAAAAATAAAAAGTATTTACGCCTGTATTTGTAATTGTGTTAATAAATTAGTTAAGGATTTTGGTTTTGAAAGAGCGCTATCTTTATTTTTTTTTGCTCTTAATTTATGTATAAACCAAGTATGTGGATTATTCATTTTGGGATCAATTTGTAAATTTAATTGAATAACTTGTGAGCGACAATGATTACTACAACACATACAATCAAAGCCAAAATATAAACTACAATATTCAGGTATGTTTTTATTACAAAAATCACAAGAAAATACCATACTATTTTCAATATATATAAAAATTTTATAATATTTTTATAATATTTTTTATAATATTTTTTATTATTTTTAATTATTATTAAACTATTGTCATATATTATATATGACTCTTGAAGGTGGAGCTGTTTTATTTACAGATGAAGTTTTAAAAGATGAAAACAATATAAGAAAAATAATATATAGCATTTTAAAAGATTCAGGCACATCAATTAGAATTATTGCACTAAATGATACAAGAACGCGAGGAAAAGATTTTTCGTGTATATTTAAGATAAAATTTAATAAAAAATTTGAGACCAACTTTAAAAATATTAGCAATACAATATATAATATTAAGGCACCCAGAGTATTAATAATTAAACTTTTAATAGGGTATCCATATAGTGAAGTAGAAAATGAAATGAGTATTCATAAAACACTTGGATCACAAACTACTATGTTGCCATTATGTCCCAGTTTTCTTTTTCATCAAGAAATAAATAATGATGAAATGATGACTACTATCGGTGCAGCATTTTATGATTTATTGAAATTAAAAGCAAGTAAAGAAGACTATACTGAGTTTTGTGATTTTATTAAAAATAAAGATCCTAAAACCAGTAAGCAAGTTCAAAACATATTTGTTATGGAATTTATTGAATGTACTAGCTATATAGAATTTTATGAAAATACTCTTAAAAATAATGCCGGTAAAAAACTTAGTAAAAAATCTTTCTATAAATATACAATACTTGATGAGTCAATAAAATTAAGTTGTGCTAATAAAAGTGAAGAATTACAAAATTTTTTTACATATTATATGGCATCATTATTAGCAATAAAAGGATTTCATCATTCAGATATTCATAGTGATAATATAATGATATGTTCTAATATAGAAGAAAGGAAGTCAGAACAACAAGAGGACCAATTAAATACAGAACGCACAAATATATTTCCATTTGTAATTGACTTTGGAAGAGCAGGAAGAATTAATAAAGACGAACTAGTATTTAGAGAGTTACACCCAAAAGGCATTGGAAGAAAAAAATTAAAACTTGACGATCTTAGTGTAGAACCTTATTTTGATACGGAACAGTATTTAAGACCAATATATTTAAATGCTGTAAAAAATAAAACTAATATTGTAGACTATGTTAATAGACTATTAACAGAAGAAAATTATGTTGATGCTGTATTAACAATTAGTATGTGTATAAATCCAAAATCCGGTTTGTATCCTCCAATATTTCAAGGATTTTATGATTTTAAACATGAACCATATGCCGATTTATATTTTATAACAGAAGCAAGAAAAATTAAGTATAATAGTATAATAAGTCAACTTATACAAAAGAGAAATCTATTAGAAAAACAATTAACACAAGAAAGAGAGCAACAAATTGCGACTGATTCAATCACAATTAAACCAGAAGATACTCCTTATTCGGGATTAGAGAAAACAGACCCTAGAATTACTAGCGAAGAATTTGATAGTAAAGAATTTGTCGATGTCAATGGTGGCAAATTAATTTTAAGAAGAAAAAAGAAGTCTATAAAAAAGAAGTCTATAAAAAAGAGGTCTAGGAAGTCAAAAAAGACTAAATCTAAAACCAAGTAAAAAAAACAAGTAACCAATTATAATAACATATATAACACAATATATGTTATTAAAATAATAAATTTTTTATTATACTTAAATTACTTAAAATACTTAAATATCTAAACTCACAATATTTTTATCGCTTCGCTGTCTGCGTTTAGATTTTGTTGGTATTTTAGCATTTGTCAAATCTCTCAAGTCTTCAATACTAATAGTGCTTGATTCATTATTTTTTTTTTCATTAACATCAACTTGTTTAGTCTTTAAACCACTTAATAAAGACGCAATGTTTTGACTAGGAGGAGCAATTGAAGGGCCTTTCATTTCTGGACGTGTAATGCGTTGCTCATTATAAGGATTACCTTCACCATTATCCATTTCCATACCGCGTGCCGACATAATATCTGGACGATTTATTATGTTTTTTACTCTTTGACTGCGTTCAGGTAATTTAGATTCAACTGGAGGTGGAGGTGGACCAGAATTTACATTTGGTGGCATAGATGCTCCAAATCCTGGATTTGAACCATTATTTCCAAATAGTCCATTCATAAATCCACCTAATCCAGGTTTAGATTGACCCATTGTATTTACTGCTGCTTGAGTAAATTGCTTCATTAATTCGGGATTTTGACGCATAATATCATCCATACCAGGCATTGAAGATTTAAATAATGTATTTGACATATGAATCATCATTCCTGAACCGGCTAATTGAAACAATAATTTTAATTCAGGAGACATTTTTGCTTTAGATTTATATTTTTCGTGTAATTCGGCAAAAATTTCATCATATTCATCAATATTCTCATTTATTTGTTCTCCCCAACCATCAAGTTTAATATCAAAAGGATCAAATTTATTATTTAAAAACTCTAATCCGGTTATACAAGCCATTAACATTTTTCCTTGAAATTTAATAGCATTCGATTTTTCCTTTTCGGCAATAATAGTTTCATATTCTCCAATCATTTCATTTAAATTAGAATCCATATTATAACGTTTACTGAGAGAAACTCCTTTTTTCTCTAGGTCTTCTAACTTGCGTAAATATTTGAACTTTTCTTTTAATTCCTCTTCTTTTGTCAATTCAGGTTTTTCTTGTGCTTTATCTAAATTAATAGGAACATTATTAAATTTACCATATCCGTCCCAAGTTTTATTTTCATTCATATTTGCTGTTGATTTTCCTAAATTTGCTGCGTCATTTTCATTATTTTTGGTTACTGGTTTAATATTAGAACCATTGTTTTTAGAATCACCAAATAAACCTCCAAAAATAGATTTTTTATTGGCACTAGGTGTTGATTGATTATAATTTATTTCTTTTTTATTATCCGAGTCAATTGTAGTATTTAACTTTAGTTTTTCATCAAATTGTTTTGAAGTACTATTATCTGTTAAATCATTTAATTCATTTTCTAAGGTTGTAATGTCTTCAATATCTATTGATGTGGATGCTTTTTTCTCAGGTATATTTTTTCCATTCATTAATAATTCAATACCGCCTCCAAAATTAGCAGATGGTTTTTTTGATATAATTTCTTCTACATCTGAATCGTTTATTTTAAATTCTGGAATTTGAAAATTATCAATATTTAAAGTTTCAGGTTCTATTTCTATAATATCCATTAAAACTATTATGATAAAAATAGAAGTTTAATTTTTAAATACTCCGCATTATATATTATATATTAATTATTAATTATTTTAATACATTAAAATTTTCTAAATAATAAATTCCTTGTAAAAAACAATCTGCTAAATCATCTTTTTTTGAATGTTTAATAAAAAAAGAATGTTCTTGCAACATATTTTTATGCTCTAATAGTTGTTTTGTATAATAAATGCTAAGTTTCTTTCTCTCATTATACGATAATTTTTTGTCTTTAACTTCTTTAACTTCTTTAACTTCTTTAACTTCTTTTGTGTCATTAATGTCACAGTCACAATAATCTTTATAACCACATATATATTTATTTTCTTTACTAGTAAATGGTTTTAATTTATTTGTTGCCGATATAAATTTAATATTATAATTATTACAATCTATAAAATATTGAGATATCATGCCCTGAATAGTTTTCATTCTATTGGCAATAGGACTTATTTGATTTTCCAAAATAATTTGGTCAATACTAGACAACTCATAATTTTTAAATAATTCGTTTAATTCGTTTTTAATACTAATTCCTATGTCTATTAAATTTACATTATTGGCATTAACACTTTCAATGGCTTCAAAACACGTTGTATTTAAATAATCTTCTAGTAATTTTATTAATGAAGCTTTATTTATAGGTTTCTCTATTTTTATTTGATATTGTTCAATAAGTTTTGAGAGATTAGCAACAGATTGTTTATGTAATGTTTTAATATTAGATGTTGGTAAACTATATTCTGTTTTTTTTGTATGATTTTTACAATAAAAAATATTGTCTTTATGAAATTTGGCTTCTTTTGAACAAGATAGTTGATTACAAGAAATTAATTTATTACATAAATTTATTACATCCCATTTAATAATTTTAAAATCTTTAAACTCATTAGCATTATTTTTTTTATCTATAACATCACATTCTAAAATCACATATGCTAAATTTTTAATTCCTATATCTATGCTTAATATTTTCATAAATATTATATATTTATTATTACAAATATTATATAATTAATTATATAATATTTATATAATAGTTTCTCTATATTATAATAAACTTTATTTATTTATTAGCAACTAAGCACACCGAATAGTTTAATCTATAAAGATAATACCCTAATGTAAAGGTAAAAAAATATGATATTGCAAAAGCTAGCATTCTGTAATACTTTTTATATATAGCTATTAGTCCTACAATTATTGCTAAAAATGCTAATGCCAAAGCCCCCCATCCTAAAACATAAAAATACATACAATGACCTTTATTTAAAGGTGTCATCAAACCATCGAAAAAATTCATAGTTTATAATATAATAAAATATTATAAAATATTTTTTAATTAGCATTAATAACATACTTTGACACATGTTTTTGCGCATCCAATTGTTGTCTAGACAAATATACATTTTTTAAATCACTTGTTTCATATCCATATGGTTGGTCCCGTGATAAAATAGAGTTAAATATATAAGGTGTTTGAATGGAATCTGAAACTGCCGAATTATAATTTATATTTGTTCCACATTCAAGAATAGAAACATATTGATTGTTTTTAATAATAGTGTCAGCATTTACTTGTAAATATTTTCTATAATCGCTATTATTTTTAATATTTTTATTATTTTGAAAAACACTATCATTCAAAACAGACGAATAATAATTGCTAAATAATCTGGAATCCTCCATTAACGGAGGAAAATTGAAGTGAATATTATTTGAACCACTATAACAAGTTCCCCAACTCATAAAATTAATATTATATTATGTAATAATATTAATTTTTTACAGATTTTAAATTTATTTTAAAATAAATCTGTATTTAATTTATTAGGAAGTCCATGTCCAAACATTACCATATATATTAAAACAAAAGCAGCTATTACTATACTTCTATTTTCG